ATTGAGAGGAGAAATTTCTAAGAAGATCGGTTATGCTCTTGCACAGAAGTATGACAGATTAATCTTCAGAGCTATTGCTAAAGGTGCTAGACAGGCTTCTCCTGTTTCTATGTCTAACTTTGCAGAGCCAGGTGGTACACAAATCCAAGTTGGTGGTGGTTCAAATGCTGATGATGCTCTTAATGACGGTCATCTTGTAACAGCATTTTACGATGCAGCAGCAGCTCTTGACGAAAAAGGAGTTTCTGATGATGGTCGGGTTGCCGTACTTAACCCTAGACAGTACTACGCACTTATACAAGGTGCTGGTTCAAACGGTCTAATTAACAGAGACGTACAAGGTACAGCACTTCAGTCTGGTAACGGAGTAATTGAAATTGCAGGTATTCAAATCTACAAATCAATGAACGTTCCATTCTTCTCTAAGTATGGTACTAAGTATGCACCTGCAAGTGGTGCTTCAGCTGCAACTGACCTAGATACAGTAGATCCTGGCAACACAGGAGACTTCGTATCTGAAGGTATCGAAACAGCTAATACAGCTACAGGCAACAACTACGGAGCTCGTCAGAACTACGGTGCTGCCTCTAACTTTGCAAACACATGTGGACTTATCTTCCAAAGAGAAGCTGCAGGTGTTGTTGAAACAATCGGCCCACAGGTTCAAGTAACTTCTGGTGATGTTTCAGTTGTTTACCAAGGCGATGTCATCCTAGGACGCATGGCTATGGGAGCAGATTATGTGAACCCAGCAGCTTGTGTAGAATTGTTCGCAGGAACATCTACAAAGCCAGCAGCTTTCTCATAATATATACATTTATACGGGGGCACTCGCCCCCCTTTTTTATTATGGCAGTAATACCTTACGGAGTGTCTACCGAACTAGATGCTGTAAACTCAATCCTGATGAGCGTTGGAGAAACCCCAGTTAATACATTAACAGTGCAGAGCCCCGAAGTGGCTATAGCACAAAAGACTCTAAGGCAAGTCTGCCGTGAGATACAAGCTGAAGGGTGGTCATACAACACAGAGAATGAGTACCCTATAGAGCTCGATACAAACAACCAGTGTATCGTTCCTAATAATGTTTTACAAATGGATCTAAATATCTTTCAACATGGAAAGGATTATGACGTTGTAAGACGTAGTGATAATGGAATATCCAAAGTGTATGATAGAAAAGGTCATACATTTACTTTTGAAAATTGTAGTAAATTATTTTTTGATATGATATGGATGATAGATTTTGAAGATCTACCACAACCATTCAAAGATTACATAACCGCTAGGGCTGCTAGAATCGCCTCTAACCGTATGGTAAACAACCCACAGTCAGCTAAGTTACTTGAAGCTGATGAAGCCTTTGCAAGAGCTATAGCGTTGGAGTATGATGCCAAGCAAGCCGATCATAATATCTTTAGTGATTTTAATTATTACCAAGATGCAAACACCACATACAGACCATTTAAAGTATTAAGAAGAATGTAATGGCAACAGTAAATCAACGTATCCCAAACTTTCTAGGGGGTGTATCTCAACAACCAGATAAAATAAAATTTCCAGGACAGTTAAGGGTATGTGATAATGCCGTCCCAGACATAACATTTGGTCTTAAGAAACGTCCTCCTGCAGAGTTTGTAGGAACTTTATCTAATGCTAATACCTCTGGTCATTGGTATGAGATATTGAGAGATGGAGATGAAAAATATATTATACAAATTACACCATCTAACAGTGGTGGTATGCCTATAAGAGTATGGGATCTAGCAGATGGTACTGAAAAATCTCTGACAAATTCAAGCGGAGATTCTTTATTTAGTTATTTATCAGGAGCTACAGCACCATATTCTGTAACTACAATTCAAGACTATACACTTATAGCTAACCCAAATAAGACTGTAGCTGAGTCTAGTGGCACTACAGCTGCCCCTATTTTAAATGGAGATTATTCATATGCAAGGCTTGATACTGTTGCTTATAATACTGAATACATTTTGTATAGCGGTACTGCACCCACCCCTCAAACTTTTTATAGAGTCACTTCTGTTAAAGTAGATAGACTTGATGGTAGCACTGAGGTTGGCCCTACATGGGACTCGACTGACACAGATCAATCTAAATCTGGTACATTAACTTGGTCATTTAGTGGTGGTGCTAACGTAAGTGGTGCTCAGTCTGATACTGAAAATATTGAAGGTAGTTTATCAGTTAATGGTACAAGTTATATTGATTCAAACACTGCAAACTATCAAAATAATAATACAAATACTAGAGACGATTTTTTAGGATATACACAAAACTACAAAACAAGATATACTGCAACTGTAACATTAACAGACGGTGGTTTAATTAAAAATACAAGTAAGAGTAATGCGGAAGGTAGATCTATTACAGTTAGTATTGAAGGTATAAATTATCGTATATCAGTTGAAGCTGTAGAACCTGTTACTACATATGAAGGTGTGTCAGGTATAGCTTTTTTTAAAACACCAAAGAATCCAGATAATGGTAGTATATCTATGCTATCTATCCTTAATGGACTAAAAACTGCAGTTAACAGTAGTTTAGCTAACGTAACAGCTGAAGTTATAGGTAGTGGTTTGTTTTTAAATGGTACAGCTGCAGATGGTGTAAACTTTCTCGGTGGTGCTGTAAACGAAAACATGAGTGTTATAGGTCAAAAAGCACAAGATATTAGTAGACTACCAGCTATGAACAAACATGGCTATGTAGCTCAAATATCAAACACTGCTGACTTAGATACCGATGATTACTATGTTAAATTTGTAGCTGATAATGGTACTTCTGGAGCTGGTAGTTATGAAGAAACTGTACGTCCTCACAATTTTGCTGGTACGTCTGCAGCTGATGCAATGAAAGCTGGATTTGATCCTGCAACAATGCCACACGCATTAATAAATAATCGTAATGGTACATTTACTTTTGCTAAATTAGATTTATCTTTTGGTAATGCACAAGGTAATCAAAACTATTGGAAAGACAGACAAGTTGGTGATAATGAATCCAACCCATTTCCAACAATACTTGGTAAACAAATAACTGAAATGTTTTTTCACAGAAACAGATTAGGTTTGATTGCTGATGAACAAGTTATAATGAGTCAACCTGGACAATATTTTAATTTATTTATAGTTTCAGCTATAGCAGCTAGTGATGATAACCCAATAGATATAACTGTATCAGATATAAAACCTGCATTTATTAATCATACATTACCTATAAATAAAGGTGTAATGATGTTTAGTGATAATGGTCAATTTTTACTATTTACTGAATCAGATATATTTAGTCCTAAAACTGTTAGATTAAAAAAGATAGCTAGTTATGAATGTGATGCTAGTATACAACCTGTAGATTTAGGTACTTCTGTTTTATTTACATCTAATGTATCTGCATATGCCAGAGCATTTGAAGCTACAGTTGTAGATGATGATACACCTCCTAAAATTGTAGAACAAACTAGAGTTGTACCAGAGTTTTTACCTAAAGATATTACAAAATCTACTAACTCTGCATCTATTGGTATAACAACCTATGGTAAAAAAGGTGATAGTACAGTATATCACTACAAATACTATGATGCTGGTAATACGAGAGAACAGTCTGCATGGTATAGCTGGACACTTACAGGAACTATGCAACACATGTTATATACAGGTGGTAGTTTCTTTACTGTAACTTTACATGATAGTAGCTATAAACTTTGTAGACACGAATATGTTGCAGATGCTGACGCTACTAGAGCTTATGTATTAGGTGGTACAACATCTGATGTTGGTTCAGCACTTAAAACTGCAAGACAGTTTGAGGCACATTTAGATAATATGACTATAGCTACAAACGTAGCTGGGTCAGCTCAAACAACTACAGCTCCAGAAAAAACTGTACTTACAATACCATATACACCCGCAAACACTACAGATTTATTTATGGTAGGTTTGTCTGGTAATGACAGTGATGGTAATTCTATTGTTGGTACTGTAAGAGCAGCTGATGCTGTAGGAACTAACAGTGTTACTTTTAACAATATAAATTTACATAGTGCAGCCAAGATTGCTGTAGGTTACAGATATACAAGTACTATTGAACTACCAACATATTACGTTAATTTAGGTAATAATGCGTATGACACAGATGGTGACTTACGTATATCAGGTATTAACTTTGAAATGGGTGTAGGTGGCCCTATGGAGTTTCATCTAACATCACCATTTACTTACATAGATTCTAGTGGTAATAGCACAAAGGACATTGACGATTATGTACAATTTGAGTCTGGTATACTATCTGATTCTAGTGTATTTGATAAGCCTCCTGCAGACTTAGCTAAGAGTGTTAGAGTACCAGTGCAAAGAAAGAATGAGAAATATACATTACAAATACAAATACCAGACCCTTTTTCTACTGCCTTAATCTCAGCAAGCTGGGACGGCATTTACAACCCAAGACGACATGTACGTAGGTAAGTATATTCAGCCTTGCACTCCAGAGTTAGCTTTGGAGGTAGGGCTGAACTTACGTTTTGAAGATAAACGTGAGGCAGAACAAACAACAGGATTGCATGCACCCGCAGCGGTATTGCAAGCACATCTCAACTCTACATATTCTGTGTTTTTTAAGGTTCCCAACGGCAAGACTGCTGGAGTGGCAGGAGTAACCTCTTCACATGCAATATGGATGTTATGTACTGATGCTAGTACAGAGTATCCACATACATTTGTAAAAGAGGCTAAACGCTGGATAGCCAGCCTATCTAATCCTTATTTACACAATTATGCAGATATGCGTAATGAGCAACACATTAAATTGCTTAAACTGCTAAAGTTTAATTTTCTAAATTACACAGTATACAACAATGTACCCTTAATAGAGTTTTATAAATTATGTGTACCCCAGCATTAGCTTTTGCGGGTATCGGTGGTGTCGGTTCTGCGATTGCAGATCGTCAAGCAAAGATGGCACAATACCGAGCCCAAAAAGCAGCGGTAGATAGATCAAACTACATGGCAAGGCAGGACTATCTCAATAAGATACAAATATCTGCCTTCAAAGATCAACAAAAACAAGACTTATTTAAGTCACAACTAGAAGCCCAGTCTGCATCCGTAACAGCGATGCACAGGCAAAAAGATATTAACCAATTAGAACAATCAAGAGCTTCAACAGCTAACCAGTTAAAACTACAAGAAAAAGTTGCTGAAGCTATGTTTGAGGGTCAAGAGAAATTAGCAGAATCTATAAGAGCACAAGGAACTATACTAGCAAGTGGTATGTCAGCAGGACAATCTACAATGCTAACCCTTACTGATGAAGAACGTAAACTAGGTCAACGCCAGGCTGCAGTAGATGCAAGTTTATACAATGCAAGACAGTCTTATGGTTTACAAGAATACAACACACTTCTAAGTCAGTACGCTGCAGATTCACAAGCATATAATAGTGTCATAGCTGCACCTATGGCTCCAAGTGCTGAGTTCAAAACTGTAAGACCAGTTAAGATGGCAGCACCAGAGAAACCAAGTATGTTAGGGTCGATTATGACAGGTTTCAGTGCAGGTGTAAAAATAGGATCTGGTATCGGTCATGCCGATGGCACATCTGCGTGGTGGAAAACTTCATAGATTAATTAATTATGGCACAAGGATTTCGTAGGCAAGGTGAGTGGCAAGTTGGATATACTCCAAGAAGAATTGCTACTGACGTTAAACAAAAAGTTGAAGAAACTAAACAGTTAGAAAAACGAGCTAAAGAAGAAGTCAATAAACGAATACAATCAGCAAATGAATTAAAACAAGAAGAGCAAAGAATTACAAATAATTTTTTACGTGTTACTCAGTATGAAGCTAATTTAGCTGCACAGATGAGTAAAACTGTACAGAATCTTCTTACTAATACAATACCTAGTATAGCTAAAACTGCACAAGATCAAGCTAGATCTGAAGGTAGTGCTGATAGATTATTAGAAGAGTTAGAAGGAGAGTTAGCTCCAGATGATGAGAATGAACTAGATCCTGATGATCCAGCTGCTGGTAACTTTGGTCTAACAAAAGGTAGAGGGTTTGATGCAGTTGGAGCTGCCTCAGATCAACAATTAGATATTACTACTCAAGGTAATAATTTAGCTACCAAAATTGAAAATAGTAATGATCCTTTTGCTAAAGAAAAAGCTAGAAAGGTAAGAGGTATATTTTCTGGTGCATATACATATGGATATAATGTTAGAGATAAAGCATTAAAAGCAGAAAACTTTGGGTCTTACCTTGATAATGAACTTCAAACTAATACTACAGAGTTGTTAGATGGAGATGCACCTTTTAGAATCAATGATGCTAACCTTACTAAAAGACAACTTGCTATTGCATCTAATTATATTTTAGGTAGATTTACTGAAGATAATAGAGGTAACTTAAGTGATACTCAGACAGTAGCGTTGTTAGTAGAACCAGCTCAAAAATTAATGAAAGCAAATCTTAAAAAAAGGTTTGAAGATATTGATTTAGAGTTTAAAGCTAGACAACTAAATGGTTTAGATCTTATTTTAGATAATGCTTTAGATAATATAAAAGGAGCTCCAAATCTATCTAATGTATTAAATAACTATGTTAATTTAGCTAGACCACATCTTAAGGCAACTGCAACATCATCTATTGGTAATCAAGCAATATTAAGATTAGAAAAAAGAATAGAAGATGCTTTTACTAGGTCAGATAATCCTGATTTATTAGAACAAAGATTAAATCTAGCTTTACAGGTTAAGAGTTCAACTCCTGTAGGATTTAGAAGTTTGTCTGAAATACATCCTAATAAGTTTGGTGTTATACCTATAACAATGCTAAAACAAAGAACTGTTGTAGCTAAACATCAAGCAAACAAATCATATCAAAATGCAAGAGTAGAATCTTCCGTTAGTGATTATCTTCAAAATCAACGTGAGTTACCAAAAGAAGAAAGAGCGTCAGAGTTTGAACAATTAGAATATGTTAGGGGTCTAATAGAACAAAACCCATTAGTTACTGGAGATGTAGTTGAAAAGGTTAGTAAACTATTTCTAGATCCTATGGATGAATACGATAGTATTGTAGAGGTTAAAAGTAAAGTTACAAAAAACGGTGGTGTATTAACAAAAGCTGATATTGTAGATCCTTCATTAGAT